GCAGTTTAAACGTAAAGATGGCGGCCCTGGAGATATTTATATTTACTATAATGTTCCGAATAAGCTTTGGCAGAGATTTGTAGCGGCCCCAAGTGTCGGTCATTTTTTCTGGCAAAATGTCCGCAATGTATTTACATATGCTAAATTGACTGGTGATAAGCGAACACATCTTCCTAATGGAATTTAAGTATAATCGTTATAATAATTGAAATTGTATCAATGCTGATATATACTGTGGTTGTCAACATAGATAACTAAATATCAGTACCATATAATTTCATTGGTTATTCATGGTCATAGACCATATAACAATATAAGCACTGCTATTTCAGTTATCTATGTTGACGCTAAGGTACTGGTAGGCAGTGTTTATTTTTTGTTATATGAGGAGATGTGTAATATGAAAATCTATCAGACATTTGCTGGTGATGCCTATTTACTTTGCCGAGATGGTACTACTATCTCTGTATTAAATCATCCTAATTCTGATTTTGAATTTGAGAGCATTGTATATGTATTATCTGAATATGGAGATAACAATGCCAAAGAATTGGCAAAACAGTATGAGATTTCCGCTACTGAAGAATTACGCAATCAAATTTTAGCAATTTATGACAATACTTGGTGTAAGATCAGAGAATGGGAAGGTCGAAGATTAGTCACGTTTAGAATTACATCTACTGATACATTCAATTGGTATAGAGTAATTGTAGATTTCCTTATTACTCATATTGAATATAAGCGTTCCGTTATTACCGTAGAATCTGATAAACGTACTGGGGTGCGTAAAGTATACTGGGATGAAATTCCTTATGATGTTGCGATTTCTCCAGAACAGGAAACAATAATGGCGAATACTAGGAAAATTAATAACTAGTCATCAATTCCGTCGTCTTCAAACTGGTTCCCGGACTCAAATGCATCTTTAATATCAATCGCCTCTTCCAGCAAGAGGCGTAATTTTTCTTCACCTAAAGGTCTGGCTTTTTCCAGTTCAACAAATGGGATACCATACATCTGCGACATTTTAAGCAGGTATGCGTCATCTAACTTACATTGTTCTTCGATCATCTCATGGATGATCAGGTCTTCTAATGAATCATAATCTTCCGTATAGATATCATCGATCCCCTTAGTAACTATAAAGTCTGATTGAGCAGCTTTGGTCTTCTCTTTAACCGGGCCGGTTCCTTCGGTATCGTCCAATGACACATCATACTGTGTGCTAAATATAGCCTCCAGGATCTGCATTTCTTGCGGTGGCAAACTTACATTGACAATGTCTTCCTTAGTCAGCTGACCCCAATGCTTACCGACCTGCGTCGCAGCTTTCATGCATATTTGTCTTCTTAATGAATACTTGATGGTGTTGAGTTCTCTACGGATGCACTCTGATAATCTTGGTTTAAAAAATACTGCGAACGATAAATCCGAGCGATATTTCTTCTCATTAGAATTTTCCGGACAAAATTTATACTTGGCCCACATAGTGCAAAAATTCATGAGAGCAGACTGTAACTTGTCCTCATATGTAGCCATAGGATCAGTCACATATTGATTTTTTGCTACGTATCCGAAAAACGAGTAATTTATCTCAATGATCTCATCCCGGATATCCGTATATTTATTTCTTTCTTCCAGCGTAGTTTGGGGGAGCATATCATAAAGCTCTTGAGTTCGAGCTTTTACCCAGTCGGCTTTTTTCATAGAACCTCGATCTAATTTAGTTGGAATACTTGAGTGATACATTACCTCAACATATACCTCATACAGCGGTAGCGAAACACAATATATTGTGGGGACTAGATCCATCATAGCATAAGTTTCATCGAAAACAATAATGATTTTTTACATTTGTGTGACATGAGTGGGTATTGATGGTGCAATACACCAGAATTCACACAAAATTTACATGTGCGAGATCCAAGCCAGCTGATGTCTGGACAATTTTGTGATAAATATTTTTGTTGCCGAGAGGTAAAATTCTATTCTTTGCCCTGATAAAATTCCGAAATAATTTTGGAATTCTGTAGAGTAAAATACATCAAGGTACCTAGCAATAAACAATTAATATCAACACACATCTATACAATAGCAATCTATATCTATTTATAATTTTATATCTGCATAGATGTAAAATTATAAATAGATAACTTAAGCAATAAATAATAAGCAATAAATTAATAAATAATAAAAAATAAGTAATAAATAAATTTATTAGGAGTATTTAAAAGATATTTCACTCTTTAACTCCTACCAGAATTCCGCAATTATTTCGGAATTTTACCTTGCCTAGGGTTTGCCCCACCTTTGTAACCGAGTTATATGACATTTTTATTACGGTGTTGATTTGTCCTTTTAATCCATGTCAAAATGATTTATGATTTGAATACACGACAGATGCCGATGTCGAGACTATCATCTCAGTAGAGTAAGGGACGGCATTCCCGATAATCTGAACAACTTGGTAGTTTCGACATCGGTATTTTTCATCTCTGTAATCGTTAAGATGATTGTTGACAAATAATTTTGAATGGGTGGTGATGACTTCTGAAAAAGCATGAATATTTAGAAATATATCCTTCAGAAGTTGCTGCCAGGAAGATCAGTAAGCATCTTGATCGTATGATTACTGATAAACCCCGTGTATATCGTAAGACCTTAATAAGATATAAGAAACTCGCCCAGTTATTACTTGAGTGTGTAACTAAAATTGTGCGTATGCTTCAGGCAGAGTCTCTTTTATCTTCTGAAGATACAGAGTTTCAGGAACTGGCATCTGATTTTGATGTTGAACAGATCGATATGCTTAGAGATTCTGTAGACAACCTCGGAAATCTTATCGATAAAAAACCCTCTGCAGAATCCAGTAGGGTTGCCAGTGACACAGTTAAGACCTATAAGCAGATATTTCATCAGGCTTCCGGTCATGATTTCGGATATATTGAAGTCAACGAATGTGCTGAACTTCTTGATAATTGGATTTTTTACAGATTTTCTGGAACTAATCCGAACTTCAAGTTCCAAGTTAAGCAGATACCAATCTGGGCTACGTTTATCATTATTGCGTATGGCAGATCTCATTCCTTGGGACAGTCTCGCCAGTTCGCTGAAAATTTCAAGACATGGTGCAAAGACATTACTCAAGATACCAGTAACTGCTGGGCATTACCTTATGAAATTTTTAATATGACCAAGCATATTGATCCGCATAATTTCACTTTGGATGCTATGGTTATCTACGACATATTGATCAACGGATGTCTGTATCAGTTAATTGACGGAAAGAACAAAATACCTATGGACTCATCTTATATTGCTAATTTACTTAAGGATTATCGCCCAGATTTAGCTGCAGAAGTCCGTACCAGATTTACCAGGGAACAGGAATTGATCGAGCGAGTTAGTTTGTGTGCTACAAATTTTGCGGAGGCCGATGAAGCATGAGTAGAGTTTATTCCTCCACAAATAGAATTAAGTTTACGAGCATTTCAGAAACTTATAAGGTTCATAGAAGCGTTAAGGGCAGACTAGGTGAATTACACTCTTCTGTTATCGATTATGTTATAAAACATTTTGACGGCACTATGTCATATAAGCAGAAAGTTGTTCGTGTACTGAACATCCTTACCTATGCTTTGTATGCGTCTGAACCGCTTCCTATGAACTGGAGAAAGACCGCTCCGTTTGATAATATCCCGGATATCGATAATGATCAGATCAAAGAAGTATTAGGGGATATTTATCTTACTGTTGATGCTATCGATTGGGATGTATCTATAGTAGATACTGTGGAACCTGCGCCTACGGTGGCTTCATCCGTAACAGGGTTTAAGCCTATTGCGCCGGTAATTACTCCTAGTGTGCAAACTCATAAGGATGCTTCAATTATTGAAACTCCTGCCACAGATCTATATATTCAAGCTCCGGAGATTCCTCAATTTGATTATTCTCGCCCCTGGGTTCAGAAACAATGCGGTGCAGACCTTTTGACTATCTACACCACATTACCCGAAATTCCTCAGAGGCAACGTGATATTTCAATCACTACTAATGTTACAAAGATGACCGATAGTGATCTGTTGAGACTGTATCCTAATCACTTTGTGCGTACTCGTGCTCCGATTATGTACACTCCGCAGACCAATATGGATTTTGATAAAGATTTTGGTGTAATTCTGCCTATTGATGATTATTCTAAAGATCAGGTTATCGAGAATATCATTAAGTATCCCCATCTGTATAAGTTGGCCCGAGAGCAGAATGATGAATTAGTCAGTTTCTATGCCTATATGGAAATTGATGGTGAATTAGTTGATACGCTTGAGGTCTGGGATTCATTAGAGATATCTAAATGGATACCCAAACAGGTCGAGTTTATTAAGGAGTATATCGTTAGAAAGTATCTGATGGATATTGAGTATAAGGGTGAAACTTTTAAGTATCCAATATTCGGTACACTCGATCCGTATCTCACATTATTTATGCCTGCTTCTGAATATGCTAAACGCGGTTACGATGTCATTAAATTGGCTCGTAGCTGTGTTCAGAGCAGGGTATCGTACAAGCAATCTAGGAGTCCAGTATTAAGGAGGATCAGAGCTGGTGAATAACTGTATCTTTACAGGACATTGTATAAAGTCTACTTGCGATCAGTCTTGCCCAGCACTGAATGAATCCTCTTTCTTGCTGGAGCAGAATGGAATTGGTATCAATAGCAGAGTTTTTCATGCAGATCCTTATGCCCTTTCTAAATATCATAAGATAGTTGATAACGCAGAAGGAAAGTTGCAGACAGTTATTGCTAAAGACACTAATGCTATTGCCGAGATTGTTGCATACTGCGGTGTGTGCAAATACTGGAAAGGTTCCAGATTGCACACCACTGTGTATAACTTGAGATTATCTCAGTATCTGGATAATGTTCAGAAGAGCTGGACAAATAAATCAGATACGGATGAATTGGAGTATCAGGAAATTTGGATATCTAAAGCCAAATTACTGATCATTTCTAATATAGACTTTGTGAACTTCAAAGATTTTCAGTGTCAGACATTGTTAAATCTTCTTCAAAAAAGAGATAAGCCGGAGTTCGGCACGATCATAGTATCTCCACAGACCTCGGCCATTGTCGGCAGCGGATTGTTTTTTAACAGATTACTGGAAACATTAAATAGGACAGCAATTAAGTGAACTCAACTGTAGAATTACAAGTTATATCAAAGATACTGACTTCAGATGATGACGAGTTGGTAAATGAACTCTGTGGTTACGACAGCTCTTATTATGCTGTTTTTAATCCGCAGATTGAGTTTATACTGAATCATCTTAATAAGTATGGCAATGTTCCTGATGTATTTACATTCCAAGCAGAGTTCCCACAGGTTAATCTTGTAGAAGTTAGTCGTGAACCTCTGGAATTTTTAACTAACGGACTTAAACAGAATAAGCAGAGAATTCTTTTAGTTGATACATTTAACAAGTTAAAGGATCTTGGTTCTGCAGATGTATCTGAAGCGTGGGAATACTTACATCAACAATGTGATGCTTCTGATCAGTTAGTGGGCAATGCTCCATTGAATATTGTTGCTCAAGCCAAGGAACGTACTGAACAGGTAAAAGATTGGGCAAAGCAACAGAGAATTCCAACTGGATTCGCAGAACTGGATAAATTGACCTATGGCGGTTGGTCTACCGTTGAGGAACTTGTATCTATAGTAGCATCCACCAACAGTGGTAAGTCTTGGATGGCTGCCAAGATGTTAGAAGCTGCGCATAAAGCCGGGTTCCCTTGTGCCATATACTCCCCTGAGATGCAAGGTGCATACTTTGCTACCAGATTTGATACTTGGAGAGGTCATTTCAAGAATAGTGAATTGTTCCAGGGCAAATACACAGATGACTATAAGCAATATATTGAAACTTTGAGAAATGATCCAACACCTGCGTTTATTATCGAAGATAAGGATATGCCTGAGGGAGTATCTCCTAGACATCTCGGTAACTTTGTGAAGAAGAATAAGCTTAGGTTGCTCATCATAGATGGTATTTCTTACATGAGCGATGATCGCAGAGCTTCAAGTGATTATGAGAGATTGACTCATATCGCTAAAGATCTGTTCCAGCTCAGTAAGAAGTATGGTTGTGCTATTGTAGCAATGGTACAGGCTAACCGTGATACCAAAGATGCTAAAGATGAGAAAGGCGTACCATTCCCTTCAATTTATAACGTTGCTGGAGCATTTTCCATCATTCAGATCTCTACCCAGGCATTTGCTATGAGGCAGATTTTTGATAAGCATGTATTTGAACTGAAACTCGAGAAGACCAGAATGGCTAAAAATGAGAAGAATATCTTATCATATTCATGGGACGTTAATACCGGTAATATGCAGTATATGCAAGGGGATGCCAGTGAAGATCCTACAATCTCTGCACCGGATACATCTAATATCTTGCCGGTAAGCACTGGGCCCGTTCCGGATATCATCGCAGATCTTGACCTCGGTGATATTGATAGCGATACGGAATTCTAATTGAGTGGAGATACATGATGCAGGTAGACCCGGAGTCAGTAATTCGAAAAGTTGGAGAGATGGGTTTGATAGATATTATCAGGCCCGTTGGCGACTGGTATATGATTCGCTGCCCAATTCATTCAAACGGAGCAGAGAAGAAACCTTCTTGTGGTATATCTTTACGTGAACAATATCGCAATAATAAACGATATCCGGCTCTCGGACTTCATTGCTTCAGCTGCGGATACACCGGTTCTTTGGCAGACGCGCTTACTGAGGTACTTAAACGAAAAGGCGTAGGTAAATCCGGACTGGATTGGCTCAAGGAAAATGTTCCTGGGTTTGAGTCTGAAAATGTTGAATTTGATTATCTGATCCCGCAGGAAGTATCCGCACAACTCAACAATAAGTTTGCCATAGATTACATAAATTCTCAAATTATTTCAGAATCTAAAACTTATGTACCTGAATCCGAACTGGCATCTTATCGTATGATAGTTCCATATATGTACCAGAGAGGACTCACTAATGAGATCATCGAGAAATATGATATAGGTTATGATGCTAAATTTATTCCTCCAGGAAGAAAGAAACCCATGCCCTGTATTACATTCCCAGTAAAAGATCAGCAAGGAAGAACATTATTCTTATGTCGCAGATCCATCGAGGGCAAGTTCTTTCATTATCCACAGGGTGTAGAGAAGAGTGTCTATGGTCTGTACGAACTTCCCAGAAGTGTTAAGTCTGTAATCATATGTGAATCATGCTTAAACGCTCTCCGCGCCATAAGCTTTGGTTACAATGCAGTAGCATTACTTGGGACCGGTACTTCCTATGAGATTGAGCAGTTAAAGCAACTCGGTGTACAGGAGTTTATTTTATGCTTAGACGGAGATGAAGCCGGACAGCGTGGAGCAGCCAAATTAAAGCGTGCATTGAGTAAGATTGCAATAGTCTGGACAG